ATTACTGATCAATTTAGAATTCTGAATGCTAACAATTTTGTTGAGTCAGTAGAAAATACAAATAATTCATATTATGTGTTTATTGGATTGCCAAATCCTGCTGGTACATCGACACTAGTAGGATATGGTAGATCTTCTGATTGGAATTCGTCCACACCTGCACCAACTGATAGTTTTTCCTATCGTTCACATACTGGTGATACGATGATGTTTGGTAAAAAAATATCATCTGCAAATATAAGAAGAATTATAAGAAGAGTTGATTGGGTTGCAGGAAGTAGATATGAAATTTATAGAGATGATTATAGTGTAGAAAATCCAAGTCCTTTAACACAAGCAAATAGATTATATGATGCGAACTACTACGTACTTAATTCCGACTTTAAAGTTTACGTTTGTATTGATAATGGATCAACAGGAGCTAACCCGCTTGGCAATGTATCCCAAGATGAACCAACCTTCACTGATTTGGAACCATCAAAAGCAGGTAACAGCGGAGACGGATATCTATGGAAGTATCTTTTCACTGTTTCACCTAGTGATATTATTAAATTTGACTCAACTGAATTTATTACTGTCCCAAATAGTTGGAACTCTAGCCAAGATTCTCAAATTAGATCAGTCCGTGAAAACGGAAACTCGGAGGTAAACCAAAACCAAATTAAACATGTATATATTGAAAGTGCTGGAAGTGGTTATGCTAATGGATTATCTCAAGAGGTTGATATTATTGGTGATGGTGAAGGTGCAAAAGCGAGAGTTGATATTGTTAATGGAACAATCACAGATGTAACTGTAAGTGCAGGAGGAAGAGGATATAGTTATGGAATAGTTGATTTAGGTAATTTAAGTAGTGGTGTAAGTACGTCAACAGGTAGAGCAAAATTAGTTCCTATCATTCCACCTTCACTAGGTCATGGACATGATTTATATACTGAATTAGGAACTGATAGAGTTATTGTTTATGCAAGATTTGATGATTCTACTAAAGACTTTCCAATTGATACTAAATTTTCACAAGTAGGAGTGGTTAAAAATCCAACAAAAGTTGGAACATCAGTTACTTATACTGATAATACATACTCCTCATTACAAGCAGTTAAATTTGATGGTGTTACTGGAGTTCCTCAAGTTGGTGAAGAAGTTAAACAAGTTTTGACTGTATCACCAAACGTAGGAAAAGTTGCAACTGCATATGTTGCATCCTACGATTCTGAAACAAAAGTATTAAAATATTTTAGGGATCGTTCTTTAAACTTTAATCGAACTACTTTTGATCAGACTGATTATGCAGGTATATCAACTGCAGGTAGAATTTATAATTTTGAATCCCAAATAGGGGCAAATAATATTGAAGGTAAGCAATCTTTCTTCTCTGGTGCAATATCTAGAAATTTCTCTGGTATCACTACAAACCCCACTGGAAATAAATTAATTAACTTAGGAGTCAACTTTATTTCAGGACTTTCTAATTCTGAGATAAATAAAGGGTCAGGAGAAGTAGTTTATTTAGATAATAGACCTCTAATTGTGAGAAACTCTCGACAAAAGGAAGACATTAAAATCATACTCGAATTCTAAAAATGCCACAAAAGACTAACTTAAATATCTCGCCTTATTATGATGATTTCGATAAGGCAGATAATTTTTACAAAATACTATTCAAACCTGGATTTCCCGTTCAGGCAAGAGAGTTAACTGGTTTACAATCACTTTTACAAAATCAAGTTGAGTCTTTTGGAAAACATATATTTAAAGAAGGTTCGATGGTTATACCTGGTAACATCGAACTTGATAGATCATATTTTTCTGCAAAAGTAAATGATACACATCTTGGCATTGATGTGTCCATATATTTAAGCAATATATTAGCAAATAATAATGGTAAGGGAACAAGAGTAAGAGGTCAAACATCAGGTATCGTTGCAACTATAAAGAATTTTATTCTTCCTCCTGCTGAAGGTGTTGATAATATTACTATTTTTATAAAATATGTACAATCAGGGACTGATGGTGAGAGTGTTGCATTTCCAAATGGTGAAGTTTTAGTTCTTGAAGAACCAGTAACTTATGGTAATACAACTCTTACAATTGGTGAAACAATTTTAACACTTGTTTCAGAAAATGCTACAGCAACAGGTACTGCTTTTGGTGTTAGTGAAGGTATTTACTTCATGAGAGGTAGTTTTGTTGACGTTCCATCATCTCTTATAATACTTGAACCATACAACGCAGAACCATCTTATAGAGTTGGATTTGATATATCTGAGGAGATTATAAACTCAAATGATGATCCCTCACTGTATGATAATGCAAAAGGATTTACAAACTTTGCAGCACCAGGTGCTGATAGATTTAAAATATCAGTTAAACTTGCTAAAAAGGCATTAAATGATTATGAAGATACAAACTTCGTAGAATTAATGCGTGTAGATAGTGGAGAAATTAAAAAACTCCAAGATACTGCATCTTACAGTGAAATAAAAAAATATTTTGCAAAAAGAACATTTGATGAGTCTGGAAATTATGCCATAGATCCATTTTTTGTCAACGTTCAAGATTCATTAAATAATGAGATTGATTCAAATGGACTCTTTACTGAGGATAGAGTAACAGATCAAGGAAATACACCCTCAGATGATTTAATGTGTGTTAAATTATCACCAGGTAAAGCGTATGTTAAAGGATTTGATGTAGATATATCTGGAACAGCAGTATTAGATGTAGAGAAACCAAGAGATACAAAAAAAGTAAACGCAGCATCTGTCCCATTTGAAATGGGTAGTTTATTGAGAGTTAATAATGTTGAAGGTGTGCCTCTAATAAGACTAGGTGGTGCTACAACAGGTGCAACTGCAAATGTTATAAAATTACATAACCATAGAAAAAATAGTGGTCCTGCGTCATTAAGTGCTGGTTCTGGACTTGAAATAGGACAAGCTAGAGTATACTCTTATCAGGCAAGTGATGCTCCATATACAGGTGCTACAACACAATTTGATTTATACTTATATGACATTCAGACTTACACAATTTTACAGTGTTCTAATTTATCAAATGTAACTTCAGCAGCAATAGTGGGTGCTAAAATAAGAGGTCAAATTAGTGGTGCAGTTGGATTTCTTGCAAAAAATGCTAATGCGAGTGGTGAAAATGAATTAGCAGTTGCTGAAACAACAGGATCATTCATTATTGGTGAGCAATTAATATTTAATGAAATAGAACATGAAGAATTTGTTTCAATTAAATCTATAATAGCTTATACTACTGATGATATAAAATCCGTATTTCAAGATTCAGATGCTTTAGACGGTGAATTAGATACAAACTTTAGTGCTGATTCAGTTTTACAGGACATTATAGTACCTGGTTTTTCATTATCAGATGAATTAAATATTGTTGGAACTGCTGCTAGTGTATCAAATCGTAATTTTGCTGGAAAAGCAGGTATAAAAACAGATTCAATTCTTGCTTATGATACAAATAATTCTGATCCTGTATTTAATAAGATAACAAGTATATCTACAGACGGAAAGGTAGTTGGATTAGCTACTGTGCCAGCTGTAGAAGGAATAAATCTTGGTTTATCTGTTGTTTCAGGTTCCTCTCCATTTAGACTTAAAGTTCCCAGAGTTTTAAATCTTGATAGATCTGGTATATTCTCCCCATTACCTAGACTTACAATTGCTGATATTGATGCAGCTAATTCTAGTTTAGTTATAAGTAGACAAATTAAAAATCAAAATATTACTAGTGGTTCAATTGCATTTAGTGCACAAGCAGGATTAGATGCATCAGTTGGAATTACAAGTATATTCTTTGAACCTTTTGATGTTGAAAAATACTCCATACATCATGATGATGGAAGCACAGAACCATTAACTTCAGACCAAGTAACAATATCAAATGGTGGTTCTGATATTAGATTCGATGGATTGTCAGAATCAAGTGGAACTGCAACAGTTAATGTTACTTTGAAAAAAATTGGTATTGATAGTAAAACAAAAGATTATTTAAGAAGTCAGGAAGTTGAAGTAACTAGAACAAGAAAGGCAAATAATATCAATAGTGGATTAACTCCTGCTTTGGGTTTTGGACTTAGAGTTGAGGATGAGGAAATATCATTAAATGTTCCTGATGTTGTTAAAATTATTGCTATATTTGAATCTAAAAATACTGCAAAACCAATTTTAGATAAATTAACATTTGTTTCTGGATTATCATTAGATGTTAATTCAATTATTGGTGAGCAAATATTAGGACAAGATAGTAGAGCAATTGGACAAATAGTATCTAGAACAGCAAATACAGTTAGTTTTGTTTATTTAAATGATAGTATTTTTCAAGTAGGTGAGATAATTAAATTCAAAGAATCAGGTGTTGAATCCATATTACAAGGTATTGATGTTGGTAATTATCTTAATAGAACAAATAATTATAATTTAGATAAAGGACATAAACAACAATATTGTGATTATTCTAGAATTATTAGAAAATCTAAATCAGCTGCACCAGCAAAGAGATTATTAATAATCTATGATCAATATCAAGTCGCAAGTGGTAATACAGGTGATTTATTTACAGTTAATTCTTATACTAAAGAGAGATATACAAATGACATACCTACTATTCCAATATCTTCAAGAGGTAGATTTAGTAATCGTGATTTAAGAATTAGAGCAACTGATGTGCTTGATGGAAGACCTAGAGTTAAACCTTTTGTTCCTGATAATACTGCAAAATCCCCATTCTCATTTGGAAGTAGATTATTTGAATCTACAAATCCATATGTAATTACACCTAATGAAAGTTCAATATTAGGATTCAGTCACTATCTTGGTAGAATTGATACTCTTGTAATTGACAAAGATGAGAATGTTCAAATTTATAAAGGTGTATCTTCAGAAAATCCAGCACCACCATCACAACTAAGTGATGCGATGGAAATTGCGGAGATTCAATACCCACCATTTTTATTCGATCCCACTCAAGAACCATCAATAAGATTAAGAGATAACCGTAGATTCACCATGCGTGATATTGGTGCGTTAGAAAAGAGGATTGAAGACCTAGAAACATTAACCTCATTAACTGCTTTAGAATTAGATACAAAAGCATTTCAAGTGCGAGATGCTGATGGATTAGATAGATTCAAGACAGGATTTGTTGTAAATGACTTTAAAGATCGTTCATTTATTGATTTTAGTCCAGAAGGAGGTTCAAGTTGTGATGTTGATGTAGCAAATAAACAATTAATTAGTGCAGTTGATTTCTGGTCAATGAATCCAGAACTTGGATTGAATACAGGAATTGATGTCTCATCTGCAGATACAAATTCAAACTTAGAATTATTAGATCCAAATTGTCAAAAGACAGGTGATTTAATTACTTTAAAATATACTGAGACTGATTGGATAGAAAATCCACATGCCACAACTCAAGTTAATGTCAACCCATTTAATATTCTTGTATTTGCAGGAAACATTCGATTAGATCCACCATCAGATAATTGGTCTAGAACCATATACGTAGATAACGCTAGGACAGAATCAACAGGTGCAAGATGGGCTGCGAGACCAAACATTGTAAGTAGAAGAAATGTTGGAAGTAGAACCGATACAATGGCTGAAATCTCAATGGGTGGAGAAATGGGTAGTGGAACACATCACCTTGCCTTTACAAGAACCACTACTACCACAAGAGTTGAAAGATCGTTCACTAACGTATTAGAAGGACCATCAAAAGAAATGACATTTGTTGAGAGTACAAAGGTCAATTCAGAGGCAGATCCATTCATGAGATCTCGAAATGTTTATTTTGCAACTAGTAACTTAAAACCATTTACCAGACATTATCATTTCTTAGATAGTGGAATACCAGATATTGTACCTAAATTATTTGAAATTGAAATGTCTTCTGGTACATTTTCAATTTTTGAAGATATAAGAGTAGAATTAAATGGAACACAAATTGGTCTAATCAGGTCACAAGCACCTAATCATAAATTTGGTGATCAATCAAGACCTGAAGTTGGAGCAGGTTTAGGATCTCCTAGCACATCAGTTGAGGTATATCAGGTTGATCCTTATGATAGAACCAGACCAGCACCTTCACCTACTTATTCTGCAACTTCAAGGTTATTCAATGTTGATGCTGTTGGATTAGCAAATCTTGAAAGATATTTTGGTTATGTTGTAAAAGGTGCAAAATTAACTGGATTATCAAGTGGTGCAGTTGCAACTGTAACAAATATTGATTTATTTACAGATAACTGGGGTGATTTACTTGGTGCATTCTTCTTTAGAGATCCTAATGCAACTCCAAGACCACCTGTTGTATTTAATTCTGGAACGTTAACATTTAGAATTACAACTTCTAAAGATAATGAGATAATACCATTCTCAGGTGATGCTCCACTACAAAGTGCTGGTTCTGCAACATTCTTAGGAACAGGAACAGTTATTAGACAAAACAATGTATCTGTAACTCTCAGAAACCCACCCAGACCACCACAAAGACCAAATAGTATTAGTTTTGAAGAATCATCAACATTTGGTATTAGGTCAAGATTTGAAGCACCAGATGATGACCCATTAGCACAGTCATTTACTGTTGATGGAACAGGTGCTTTCTTAACTTCTTTTGATGTATTCTTTGCATCTAAAGATGATACTGCTAAATTAAGGGTTGAACTTAGAACTGTTGAATTAGGTGTTCCAACTAGATTCTTAGTACAGGATTATTCAGTTGTTACATTAAACCCAAGTGAAATTAATGTTTCTCCTGATGCGTCAGTTCCAACCACAATTAGATTCTCAGCACCTGTGTATCTAGAACCAGGTGAGATGTATTGCTTAGTGTTCTTATGTCCAACTTCAGATAAGTATGAAATGTGGGTCGCCACTATGGGTGAAAAATCTGTTAAAACAACTCAATTACCTGATGTTCAAAATGTGGTTGTTTCTAAACAGTATCTTGGAGGAAGTTTATACAAATCACAGAATGGTACAATTTGGACACCAAGCCAGAACCAAGATTTAACATTCAAATTACGTAAAGCAGTATTTGTAGAGAGTGGTTCTACAACATTCTATAATACACCTATTGAACCAGGCAACTTCAACTGTCAAACATTAGTAACTAATCCAATTCGTACATTACCAAGAAAACTTAAAGTTTCAATAACTGGTAGTGGAACAAGAACTAATGCTAATTTACCGATTGGTAGAAAAGTAAGTACGGGTGCAGCTGGTGATTTAGAGGATCAAAGTGTAACAGGTGTTATTGAATCTCAAGGTAGTAGTGCAACATCCGAAGAGGTTATAATTGGTGGAAATGGATATGATTTTGCAAGTGGTAGTGGAACAACTGCAGTGCCTACTGTTACACTTAGTGGAAGTGGAAGTGGATTAACTCTTGATTTAACAAACACTGATGGAGTTATTACTTCTGCAACAATAAATTCTGGTGGATCTGGTTATGTTGTGGGAGATGTTGTTACTCTAGACAATTCAAGTAATAAAGTCATAAGAGGTTCAGGAGCAAAATTCAACATTACCGCTATCAATTCAAGTTTTGATACATTGTATCTAACTGATGTTCAAGGTGAAAAGTTCACAAATGGTGAAGCACTAGTTCAATATGGTGCTGCTAATAATACAAGAGCTGTCGTAACTAATGTAACCATAAATGGTGACTCAGTGCAGAATGGAGACTTATTTGGTGGTAATGTATTTGAGGTAACACAATATAATCACGCACATCATGGAGGAACAAATAAAGTTGATATTCAAAATGTTAAACCTGATTCTACTATAGTTCCAATAACATCAGCACTAACTGCTGAGAGTACAACTGTTTCACTTGCAAACACTTCTCCGTTTGCTACTTATTCAGGAATAACTACTGATAGGGGTGAAGCATTAATAGAGGAAGAAATCGTATCATATGTTCTAGGTACAGGTGAACTCACAATTACTAGAGGTGCTTTAAATACTACTGCCCTTCCACATGCAGAAGGAGCAAGTATTCAAACATATGAGATAAATGGAGTATCATTAGCTGGTATTAACACTGTATTTTCTGTTCCCACTAATGCTAACATAAAGGGACAAGAAAATATTGATAATTATTATCTTGAGTTTAATAGAACTGTTTTAGATCCATTAAATCAAAGGACAGGAAATTCGTTATTATGTTTCACTGATGAAAAAGCAGTTGGTGGAAATTTAGTTAAAATTTCACAAAATCATCAATATAGTTCATTCTCACCTCAAATTAACTTCCTTACACCTGGTACATCCACTGATATGAATACCACTGTCAGAACTATTAGTGGTACAAGTGCAGGTGGTTCTGAAATATCCTTTGTTGATCAAGGATTTGATAGTACAACATTGAATGAAACTACATTCTTCCCAACTCCAAGATTAATTACATCTACTGTTAATGAGGATAAATTAGCATTTTTCCCAAAACAAAAATCATTAGCATTAAATGTTGATATGGTAACTCGTGATGAAAACTTATCTCCAGTCTTAGATACTAAAAATGCAACGTTCATATTTGGTAGAAATAAGATTAATAACCCAATTGGTAGGGCAAATTATGCGACAGATAACCGCACTAATCAATTAATTAATGATCCTCATGGTTCAATCTTTATAACAAGTAGAACTGACTTAGAGAATCCTGCAACATCGTTGAAGGTAATTGTTGCTGCAAGTGTATTACCAGAAGCAGACTTTAGAGTGTATTATCGTTTATTCACAGCAGATTCAACTGAGGTATCATCTACTTACAGACCGTTTCCTGGTTTCAGTAACTTAATTGATACTGATGGTGATGGATTTGGAGATGTGGTGATAGATGAGGCAAACAACAATGGTCAACCAGATAAATTTGTTTTACCTAATGGTCTTGATCAATTCTCAGAATATCAATTTACAGCAAATAATTTGGAACAATTCCTTGCATTCTCTATAAAAATTGTCATGACTTCAACTAATGAGTCTGTACCTGTTAAGTTACAAGATTTCAGAGCAATCGCACTAGCATAATGAAAACTTACAACCAATTCATATCAGAATTGCTTAGAACCGTAGATGGGATGAAAAGCCTTGGACATGATGATATTATTAAAGGAATGGATATTATTGACAAAACGGGGACTAGTAGAGCAGATAAAAAAAAGAGAAGAAGAAACTTTATGAAAGATCTTACAGGAGTTGATTTACCATGATACCAGTAAAAGGACATCAAAGTTTATTCAGAGATGAAAAATCAAATGCAATTGTCAATACTGACAAGACTGCATATCAATCTTACATGAATACTAAAAGGGTAAATTCAGATAAACAAGTAGAGTTAGATGAAATGAAAAAAGAAATAGAAGAGTTAAAAACTATGTTAAATTCCCTTGCCTCAAAGATAACGTCCTAGTAAATATAAATACTTTTTAGATCTGAATTGCTAACTTAGATGGCAGATATAAAAGTCAGAGTTGGGCAACAAAATGCTACGAAGGTGATTTCATCTCTGGCGGGTGCTCAAACTCTATCATTAACGGAATTAAGTGATGTGAACGCACAGAACCTACAAAATGGTATGGTGCTTGTTTTTAATGGTGTTACAAATAAATTTGACGCAACGTTGGAGTTGACTCCAGGTGCAGCACAGAACTTAGACATCAACGGGGGTAACTTTTAATGGCTAGTATAATTAGAATCAAACGATCCTCTGGAACTGCGAAACCAGGTAGTTTGAATTGGGGTGAGATGGCATATGTTACTGGTGTAGGCCAGTTTGGTGGAGTAAACCAATATAAGGATAGAGTCTTCTTAGGGGATGATGGTTCAAACGTCAATCCAATTGCAGGACATTATTACACCTCCATGATGGAGCATGAACCTGGTAAATTAGCAGGTCAAACAAACAGTAGAAATACTGATGGTGGGTTAGTAGCAATTCTCGATAATAGTAGAAAGATAGATGTTTGGAACGTAGATAATTTAACTTTAGATTCTAATACGTTATCTTCAACTGACACTGATGGTGATATAATTTTTAATCCAAATGGATCTGGTGAGGTAATGATACCTGACGATACTTTCTTAGGTTTTGGAGGAGGTGTAAATGGCACAGATGCAGCAGATTCAAAAATTGAGTATGATGAAAATGGTACAGATCAATTAACTTTCACTGGTGCAGATGTAAGATTTAACATTGCAACTCAATCAACTACAAAAGATAATGGTGCTGTTATAGTTGAAGGTGGTGTAGGTATAGAGAAAAATGTTAATGTTGGTGGAAATTTAATTGTTGATGGTGGACAGAGTAGATTAGGAAATATCCGCATTGAAAGTAATGTTATCGCATCGTTAGCAGGTGCAGAAAATAAGATATTCATTGACCCATACCCTGATGGTCTGAGTAATGAAGGTGACGTTATCATCAAAGGTAATTTACAAGTTGATGGTACAACAACTACAGTTAACTCCACTCAAACAACTGTTAATGACCCAATCATGATGGTTGGTGATACAACTAGCACCAGAACTGTGATGACAGCAATGGCATCAGGTGCAACAGCAGTTGTGGTTGACCAAGTAACAGGTATCGCTGTTAATGATACTCTTTTACATCCAAGTTTCTCACTAAGTGGAATAACAACTGTTACAGCAATTAATACTGGAACTAAGACTCTTACTTTCCAAGGAACATCAATCGCTGGTATTAGCACTCAAACTGAGATAAGTGTTGTACACGCAACAGATACAAATACTGACAGAGGACTTGGATTTACTTATAATACTGGCATTGGAACTGCAAACTCAACTGATGGTTTCTTTGGATTAGATGATAGTTCAATTGCATCTAGCACCGCTGGTGTAGGAAATCATGGTACACACGGTGATGATAGTAGAAGATGGACATACGTTCCTGACGCAACTATCTCAGCAAGTGTTGTTTCAGGTACAAAAGGTTTCTTAGATATTAAAGGTATCTACTATCAATCTGGTAATTTTGCTTCAGGTGGTGTTGTTTGGTTTGATAGTGAAGGTCTACAAAGGTCTACTAATGCTCCAGCATCTCCTGTAATTACATCTAAGCAAGTATTGACTGCAATATCAAAGGTGGTTCTAACACTACCAGGAGCGGTTACACTAGCACAAGGTGATATTATAAAGCAAGATACAACAAATGCTTTTGGTGTTGTTGAGAGTGCTGTGAGTGGTGGAACATCAGTTCCATTAGTCGGTGTTGAAGGAACATTCAATAATTCAAATAACTTAAGAAGAGAAGGACAAAGTGGAGCGATTCAAAACTTGAGTACATCACCCGATTCTGTAACGAATACATATACTAACAAGCCACATTGGACTTCAACCCTTGACGGAGGTACTTTCTAAAAATGCAACAAA